GTCTCCAGGATTCCCGGGGCGGTTCAGTTTCCGTTCTGGTCAGAGTCCACTCTGAAACGCACATTTGCAAGCCTGAAATCACTTGGGGTTTTGCGTCGCGAGCAACTCAATAAATCGAAGCGTGACATGACCAACTTCTACACGATCAACTATGAAAGTGAGCTTTTAGAAGAGGTCAAAGTGAACGAATCCATCAGGTCAAAATGCACTTCTCCATCGGGTCAAAGTGACCTGATGGATGGGCGCAAAATGACACGATCCATTGGTTCAAAACGACACGCTGTCATCGGGTCAAAATGGCCCAATGATCTTACAGAGAATACAACAGAGATTACTACAGAGAATAAAACCTCTTCTCGTCCGGACGCTTCGCAACCGGACACGCAAACGGCTGAACAGGAGTTTTTAACTCGCCATCCTGATGCGGTTGTATTCAGCCCTAAAAAGCGCCAGTGGGGAACGCAGGATGATTTGACTTGCGCACAGTGGCTCTGGAAAAAAATCATCGCCCTGTACGAGCAGGCCGCCGAATGTGACGGCGAGGTGGTTCGTCCCAAAGAACCGAACTGGACAGCATGGGCAAACGAAATTCGCCTGATGTGTGTGCAGGATGGTCGTACTCACAAACAAATCTGCGAGATGTACAGCCGCGTCAGCCGCGATCCGTTCTGGTGCCGTAACGTGCTCAGCCCGTCGAAGTTGCGGGAAAAATGGGATGAGCTTTCCCTGCGCTTATCGCCGTCCGTCAGCACGCACACAGAAAAACGTGAAGACCCGTACTTCAAAGCCAGTTACGACAACGTGGACTACAGCCAGATCCCGGCAGGATTCAGGGGGTGATCATGAGTCTTTTGAATGAAGTTCAGAAATTCATTGAAGCCCATCCGGGGTGTACTTCCGGAGACATTGCGGATGCTTTTGCAGGTTACTCACGGCAGCGCGTTCTGCAGTCAGCAAGCAAGTTACGTCAGAGTGGGCGTGTGGCTCACCGTTGTGAAGGAGATACACGCAGACATTTCCCGCGCCTGACTGAGAGAGCGCAGGAGCCGGAACCACAACCAGTTCGTGAAACCAGACCTGTGCGCAAGTTCTATGTCGGCACTAACGACCCCCGGGTGATTTTGTGCCTGACCCGCCAGGCTGAAGAACTGGAGTCGAGGGGCTTATACCGTCGTGCTGCAACGGTGTGGATGGCGGCATTCCGTGAAAGCCACTCCCAGCCAGAACGAAACAATTTTCTGGCGCGTCGTGAACGGTGTTTACGGAAAAGCAGTAAGCGGGCTGCATCAGGTGAAGAGTGGTATCTCTCAGGGAATTACGTGGGGGCTTAATGAGTAATAAATATTGCCAGGCGCTGGCGGAACTGCGGAACAAACCAGCCCATGAACTGAAGGAAGTGGGCGATCAGTGGCGCACGCCGGACAACATTTTCTGGGGAATTAACACCCTGTTTGGCCCGTTTGTTCTGGATCTGTTCACTGACGGTGATAACGCCAAATGTGCTGCGTATTACACGGCGGAAGACAACGCGCTGGCGCATGACTGGTCAGAACGCCTTGCGGAGCTTAAAGGTGCTGCCTTTGGTAATCCCCCATACAGCCGCGCCAGTCAGCATGAGGGGCAATACATCACCGGCATGCGTTACATCATGAAGCATGCCAGTGCCATGCGTGATAAAGGCGGGCGCTATGTTTTCCTGATCAAAGCTGCCACCAGCGAAGTGTGGTGGCCGGAAGATGCAGATCATATTGCTTTTATTCGCGGGCGTATTGGTTTTGAACTGCCTGCCTGGTTTATCCCGAAGGATGAGAAGCAGGTGCCGACAGGCGCTTTCTTCGCTGGTGCTATTGCTGTTTTCGACAAGACCTGGAAGGGACCGGCAATCAGCTACATCGGGCGCGATGAACTTGAGGCATGTGGTGAGGCCTTTCTGGCGCAGGTTCGCCAGCAGGCAGAAAAACTGGTCAGGGAGATGGCGGCATGACGACGTTAACTCAATGCCAGCAGCAGGTGCTGGATATGCTGATTTCTTATCAGAAAGAACGTGGCTTCCCGCCAACCAATCAGGAGGTGGCAACCATGCTGGGATACCGTTCAGTGAATGCAGCGGTGGAGCATCTTCGCGCACTGGAGAAAAAAGGCGTCATCACGATAAAGCGTGGCGTGGCCCGGGGCATCACGCTTCATACCGCGGTGAAGGACGACGACAGCGAGGCGGTCGGGATTATCCGCGCACTGCTTGCCGGTGAGGCAAACGCCAGGCTGCGTGCAGCCCACTGGTTACATGAGAGGGGCCTGAAAGTATGAAGCTAATACTGCCTTTTCCGCCCAGCGTGAACACGTACTGGCGACACCCCAACAAAGGGGCGCTTGCAGGTAAGAGCCTGATAAGCGCGGCGGGGCGAAAATTCCAGAGCGCAGCGTGTGCAGCCATCATTGAGCAGTTACGTCGTTTGCCGAAACCAACGTCGGCACCAGCTTCAGTGGAGATCGTGTTGTTTCCTCCGGATAACCGGCTTCGCGATCTGGACAACTATAACAAGGCGCTGTTTGACGCCCTGACCCACGCGGGTGTGTGGGTGGACGACAGCCAGGTGAAAAGAATGCTGGTGGAGTGGGGGCCGGTTATCCCGGAAGGGAAGGTCGAAATCACTATCAGTAAGTACGAGAAAACGGCGGGTGCAGCCGCCTGATTAAGAGGAGAAACGAAGTATGAATAATCTGATGGTTATTGATGGTATTGAAGTTCGTCGTGATGCTTATGGGCGTTACAGCCTGAACGATCTGCATCGCGCAGCAGTAGCATCTGGTGCAAATGCCAGAACCAAGGAGCCAGGAAAGTTTCTTTCCAGCCAACAAACTGTTGAGCTTGTTCATGAATTAACCAACACCCAGAATTTGGGTGTTGACCCGGTGAGTGTGATTCATGGGGGAAATGAACGGGGAACGTATGTCTGTAAGGAACTGGTGTATGCCTATGCAATGTGGATCAGCCCGTCATTCCATCTGAAGGTGATCCGTACTTTCGATATGGTAACCAGCACACCGGAAAAATTATCCGGGCAGGCTGCTGACAAGATGCAGGCTGGCGTGATTTTGCTGGACTTTATGCGCCGGGAGTTAAACCTGTCTAACTCTTCAGTGCTTGGTGCCTGTCAGAAACTCCAGGAGGCTGTTGGCTTACCGAATCTGGCTCCGCGCTATGCCATTGATGCTCCTGCCGATGCACCCGATGGCTCAAGTCGCCCTACGCTGTCACTGAGTGCACTGCTGAAGCAGTATGGTATCCGCCTGACGGCTAATCAGGCATATCACCAGATGGTGAAACTGGGGATCGTCGAACAGCGCGAACGATACAGCCGTACCGCGATTAATAACATCAAAAAATTCTGGTCGCTGACGGCGAAAGGCTGCATGTTCGGCAAGAACATCACCAGTCCGGCAAATCCGCGTGAGACGCAGCCGCATTTCTTCGAATCCCGATTCCCTGAGCTGTTAAAGCTGCTCGATACCGTTCATTGAGGTGACCGTGAGAGCACTACTGACCCCTGAAATTGCCCCGCGTATGGGGATCGTATTGTTCAGGCCAGGTTCAGAGCTGATGCCCCTGTTTATGCAGGGGCGTGTCCTGCTGGAGCCTGAGCCAGAACGTTATTCATCTTTTGCCAGTGGTGCCGTTCCGGCGGCATCACAACCGCTGGCGGATGATCCTGCTGTTCGGGCCGTGTTTCGCAATGAGGCAGTGATCCGTCGTGCTGGTGGCGTGGAATGTCTTGAAAGCTGGTTACTTCGTGAAAAAGGCTGCCAGTGGCCTCATTCCGACTGGCACAGCGAGAACATGACAACAATGCGACACGCTCCGGGCGCAATCCGTCTGTGCTGGCACTGCGATAACCAGCTGCGCGATCAGTTCACGGAACGGCTGGAATCAATGGCAACGGATAACTGTGCCCGCTGGGTGTTGTCTGTTGTGCGTCGGGATCTCGGTTTTGATGACAGTCACGTTGTGACAATGCCGGAACTGTGCTGGTGGCTGGTTCGTAATGATCTGGCGGATGCCTTACCGGAAAGCGCAGCCCGTAAGGCACTGAGATTACCGAATCCTGTTGTGCCGTCTGTCACCCGGGAAAGTGACCTTGTGCCTTCGGTTCCTGCCACCAGCATCATCCAGGATAAGGCGAAAAAGGTGCTGGCGCTGAAAGTGGATCCGGAGTCTTTTATGTTACGCCCAAAACGTCGCCGCTGGGTTAATGAAAAGTACACGCGCTGGGTTAAGACACAGCCGTGCGCATGTTGTGGAAAGCCTGCTGATGATCCTCACCACCTGATAGGCCACGGTCAGGGGGGAATGGGTACAAAAGCGCATGACCTCTTTGTGTTGCCTTTGTGCAGAAAGCATCACGACGAGCTGCATGCGGATACCGTGGCATTTGAAGAGAAGTATGGCTCCCAGCTGGAGCTGATATTTCGTTTTATCGATCGTGCGCTGGCAATAGGCGTACTGGCGTAAGTGGAGAACGAGCATGAACCTTGAAGCCTTACCAAAATATTACTCCCCAAAATCTCCAAAATTGAGCGATGACGCACCGGCGACAGGCTCGGGTGGTTTAACAATTACGGATGTGATGGCTGCGCAGGGGATGGTGCAGTCGAAAGCACCGCTTGGGTTTGCCTTATTCCTGGCAAAAGTTGGTGTTCAGGATCCTCAGTTTGCGATTGAAGGTCTGCTCAATTACGCGATGGCACTGGATAACCCGACATTGAACAAATTGAGTGAAGAAACCCGGTTACAGATCATCCCTTACCTTGTGAGTTTTGCCTTTGCTGATTATTCCAGGTCTGCGGCAAGTAAGGCTCGCTGTGAGCATTGTGCTGGTACTGGATTTCATAATGTATTGCGCGAAGTGGTGAAACACTCCAGAAGCGGGGAGTCTGTTATCAAGGAAGAGTGGGTGAAGGAACTATGTCAGCATTGTCATGGTAAGGGAGAAGTCAGCACAGCGTGCAGAGGGTGTAAGGGTAAAGGTATTGTCCTGGATGAAAAAAGAACCCGGCTTCATGGTACGCCTGTTTATAAGATTTGTGGGCGTTGCAATGGTAACCGGTTTAGCCGTTTACCAACCACACTGGCGCGGCATCATGTCCAGAAGCTGGTACCTGCCCTGACGGATTATCAGTGGTACAAAGGATATGCAGATGTCATTGATAAACTGGTTACAAAGTGCTGGCAGGAAGAAGCATATGCAGAGACACAATTGAGAAAAGTGACAAGATAAATGATTTTCGCCGAAGATGGCGACGTAATTCTTGCATTTTTCAAAAAATCTGGTTAGGATTCTCCTAACGATGGGCTTTGTATGTCTGCTGTTAACGAAATTATAACAAACCTCGCTTCGGCGGGGTTTTTGCTTTTCTGGAGGTCAATAATGCAGGGCGAAAAGCAGCAGCCATATTTTTTAACCCTGGTATGACTGTTGAACAGCTTGAAGACTGGCTGGGGCAGCAAAAGCTTCATCTAAGCCGCTATAACCGTCTGGTAAAAGAAAAAGCCGAGCTTGAAGAACGGCTCAGTGATATTTCTGTGGAAATTGAACGGATGTCTGCTGGTGGTTTTAACGGAAAGTTGAGTTTCCCCTAGGAGTCAAGTTCGCTTCTGAGAAATCATCAACAGGGTAGTGTTTGACTGAAATAATAAACAGACTGTCATTAAGATCCCTTCCCTCATATCTGAGAGGACCAACAGCAATTAAGAGGGGGCTAAATGTCCGATCCGATTTCCGGTACTGGGCTGGCTGGTGGTGCCCTGACGGGGGCCAGTGTTTATGGACTGCTGACCGGAACTGATTACGGCGTTGTATTTGGCGCATTTGCAGGGGCTGTATTCTACATAGCAACAGCAGCAGATCTGAGTGCATCACGCCGACTGGCATATTTTATCGTGTCATATATTGCCGGGATCCTGTGCTCTGGGTTGGTTGGCTCCAAGCTGGCGAACTTGACCGGATACAGTGATAAACCTCTGGATGCTATTGGTGCCGTAATCGTCTCTGCTTTAGCCGTTAAAATCCTGACATTCCTGAATAATCAGGATATCGGCTCGCTGGTGGCGCTCATAACACGCCGGGGAGGTTCAGGTGGAGCTAAATGACCCGACAGCAACTATAAATGCGCTGTTATGTGCTTGTGTTGTTATTACTCTGATGTTTTATCGTCGTGGTGATTCGCGGCATCGTCCTTGGGTTTCACGTTTAGCCTGGTTGATTACTGTTACATACAGTGCTGTTCCGTTGGCCTATCTCTGTGGGATTTATCCTCATTCCTCATGGCCCATTATCGTGGCGAACACTATTTTTCTTTCCGTGCTGGTGGCCGTCAGAGGCAACGTTGCACGTCTGGTTGATCATCTGAGGCACTAATGAACCAACAATTATTTCAAAAGGCGGCTGGTATTAGCGCCGGGCTGGCTGCGCGCTGGTTTCCGCACATTGATGCGGCGATGAAGGAATTCGGCATTACAGCACCAGCGGATCAGGCAATGTTTATCGCTCAGGTAGGCCATGAGTCGATGGGGTTTAGCGCCGTAGTTGAAAATTTTAACTACACACCATCTGCGCTGGTGGCGACGTTCGGAAAGAGGATCACACAGCAGCAGGCTGATGCCCTTGGTAGAACATCCGGACATGCAGCTCGTCAGGATGCTATTGCCAATCTGGTGTATAGCAACCGACTGGGTAACAAAGCACCCGGTGATGGCTGGAAATATCGTGGTAGAGGATTAATTCAAATCACTGGTCTCCGTAATTATTGCATCTGTGGCTACGCACTAAAACTCGACCTTGTTACCCAGCCTGAATTGCTGGAACAGGATGAATACGCCGCGCGCTCAGCTGCGTGGTTCTATGCTTCCCGCGGTTGCCTGCTTCATTCTGGCGACCTGGGACGCGTCACGCTGCTTATTAATGGCGGTAGTAACGGTCTGGATAAACGCCGCGCGCTGTTTAACCTGGCGAAATCGGTGCTGGTGTGAGGGACGGCGGCAAGTTATCCAAGCACCCATGTAATTTAAAAAACTGGGTAGAAAGAGATGGACCGCAGGAAGAATGGCTGCTATTCTTCAGTTACTTTCGCTGGAGATGTATGGAATGCTTAAAAAAGCGACAATTAATATAAAAACTGATGAGATAAATCTCTATCAAGGAGACTGTCTTGAGTTGCTAACCATGATGGACGATTCTTCTGTAGATCTCATCGTTACTTCACCACCGTATGCAGATCAACGAAAGAGGACTTATGGTGGCATTGCCCCTGACAAGTATGTTGACTGGTTTTCACCTATAGCGGAGCAACTGCTACGGGTTCTTAAGCCTTCAGGCTCCTTTGTGCTTAACATTAAAGAGAAGGTAGTGAATGGCGAAAGACATACATATGTTTTAGAGCTTATTCTTAAAATGCGAGAGCTGGGTTGGCTGTGGACAGAAGAATATATCTGGCATAAGAAGAATTCATTCCCTGGTAAATGGCCTAATAGATTCAGAGATTCTTGGGAACGCTGTCTGCACTTTACAAAAAACAGAAAGTTTGCAATGTACCAAGAAGCGGTTATGGTTCCTGTGGGGGACTGGAAGAATGAGAGGCTAAAAAAATTAAGCTCGCGGGACATGATGAGGGATGAGTCGCGAGTTGGTAGTGGGTTCGGAAAGAACATTTCAAACTGGCAGGGAAGAGAAATGGCATACCCGACGAATGTGCTGCACATGGCAACTGAATGTGGTAACAAAGGCCACAGTGCAGCATTCCCCGAAGTTCTTCCTGAATGGTTTATTCGTTTGTTTACAACAGAAGGCGATGTTGTTTTGGATCCGTTTGCAGGCTCAGGCACTACACTTGTGGCGGCATCTCGCCTGTCCAGAAAGTCAGTAGGTTTTGAATTGCTTGATGAACACTGCCAAGTAGCTAAAGAACGACTTGGGCTGGAAAGAAAAAGGTTAACTAGCGTAGTAAGTTACAGCAAAAAAGCTGAATAGGTTTCTGGTTTATGGTAGTTTTCTCCTTGGTTAACCAAAGAAGGAAAATACAATGTCAGGAACATGCATCATTGAAGGATGTGGTAGACATGCAGATAAAATTATCGGTGTGCGTCTGAGACGTGAACTGGATAATTTATCTGCAATTTGGGCCCACAATACTAACGCTTATTTGTGTGATGAACATGCAGCTATGGGATTTGATGTAGAAGTAACATTTACCCCTCGGGATGACAAGACCATTAGAACAGTTGTAAGCAACGGTGATGGTGATCCAGTTGTTCGACTGAAAGCAATCACCAAACCTGTCAACCCAGATGGAACGGAAGACTGAGGTTAGTATATTTATTATAAAACCGCCTTCGGGCGGTTTTTTTATGCTTGCAAAAACTAAACTGCTGAGATGGTAAAGATAATGGGAATCATAGAAATTATTGCTAGCGGTATTGTTGTGCTGGTTGCAGCCGCACTCAGCGTTTTTTACTGGCAATGTTCGTGGTTGTGGAAAAGTAGCAGAGAAAGCCAAACAGCAGCGCACCGAAGAGAACGCAGTGGCGATCGTTGCAGCAATATCTGGGCTTCACTGCCGGGGCTGGTTATGGTCAGTTTGAGCATAAAGTTGACAGCCTGATTGCAAAATTCAAAGAAGCTGGCGGAACGGTCAGAGAGATTGAGGTATGAGCAGAGTCACCGCGATTATCTCCGTTCTGGTTATCTGCATCATCGTCTGCCTGTCATGGGCGGTTAATCATTACCGTGATAACGCCATCACCTACAAAAAGCAGCGCGATAAGGCCGCATCCATTATCGCTGACATGCAGAAACGTCAAAGTAATGTAGCTGAACTCGATGCCAGATATACAAAGGAGCTTGCTGATGCTAACGCGACTATCGAAAGTCTTCGTGCTGATGTTTCTGCTGGTCGTAAGTGGCTGCACGTCAAAGCAGTCTGTCCGGACATGCATAAAACCACCGCCGCCTCCGGCGTGGATGATGCTTCCAGCCCCAGACTTACTGACACCGCTCAACGGGATTATTTCGTTCTCAGAGAGCGCATCGAAACCATAACTAACCAATTGAATGGCCTGCAAGAGTATGTGAGATCACAGTGTTCATATTAGAAAAGTCTTATCATGAGATTTTTGTATATGGATGCATTATGTCTCAATACGCGCGCGCCGCTTTAATCGCTTATCATTTGGTTGCTGATAGCTCAATGCCTCCTCGTGATGTATGGGATACAGCTGTCGCAGAGGTTACAGAAAGCGAATCGTCAAGAAAGAAGATATGCCCAAGGGCAACATTTCTCGCCCTAGCGGATAGCGGTTACCTCAAGAATGTAAAACCACTGCATGGGGAGAAAAAGGGCGGTAAGTTGTACCAAAGGGCAATTGAAGTTGCGAATCTGATTCTTGATTTACCCGGAATCAGTAAAGCTGAATTGGTTGATAAAACTGGTTACAAAGACAGGCAAGGGTCTTATGACCTGATTCTCGCTCTGTATCATCATGAGCAACTCCAGCGACCGGAATAATTATCCCGGCATCAGTGTCAAAAATAGGCAGTGATACGCTATTTTCCTGAAAATACTTTACTAACATTTTATGAGAATTATCCTAGTAAAGTGTTTATTTAAAAGGAGTTTGGGTTTATGAAAATTCTCTGGGTCATCAGTCTTTTGTGTAGTGCTATTGGATTTATTGAAGGAATCCTCGGGGTTTTCGGTGCTCAGAGTGCTCCACAACAGGCTGCAGGTGCAGCAATGGGAGTAGCATGGGCAGTTATTCCATATTGTATTTGTCGTGCTATCCAACAATTGCGCCCTCGAGAAGTCATTATTAAAAAGGAAGAATGACCAGATCTTATCCGGTGTTTTTTCTGTCTAAGCCTCGCGTCGCGGGGCTTTTTATTGGAGCCAGCATGCCACCACGAACCCCAAAAGCCTGCCGCGTTCGCGGCTGCCGCCAAACCACCACTGACCCGTCAGGCTACTGCGAAAGCCACAAAAGCGAAGGCTGGAAACAATACAAGCCAGGACAATCCCGTCACCAGCGCGGCTACGGTTCGAAGTGGGATGTTATCCGCGCGCGCGTGCTGAAGCGTGACAAAGGCCTGTGTCAGTTGTGCCTGCGTGTCGGTGTGGTGCGTGAGGCGAAAACCGTTGACCACATCATCCCTAAAGCGCATGGCGGCACTGATGCAGACTGCAATCTGCAGAGCCTGTGCTGGCCGTGTCATAAGACGAAGACGGCCCGTGAACGACTGAAGTGATAATAACTCTCAACTATCTGCGGGGGAGGGGCGGGTCAAATCCCTGTGACCTGACGTCTTCCGGACTGCCCGCCCCATCGTTTTTTTATACCCGCGAAAAATGAAATTTAACCAGGAGTGCCGCATATGGCTGGAACGGCGGGGCGTTCCGGGCGTCGCCCCAAGCCAACGGCGCGCAAGGCGCTGGCCGGAAACCCCGGCAAGCGAGCCCTGAATAAAGATGAACCTGTTTTTACGCCCATCAAAGGTGTTGAGCCACCGGAGTGGTTCGCTGAAGAAGATCTCCCTCTCGCCACGATCATGTGGCAACTGACAACCAAAGAACTCTGCGGTCAGGGCCTGCTGTGCGTGACTGACCTGGCGGTACTTGAGCGGTGGTGTGTGGCCTATGAATTCTGGCGACGTGCCGTGAAAAATATTGCCAGACAGGGCAACACCATCACCGGTGCAATGGGCGGCATGGTCAAAAATCCGGAGCTGACCGCCAAAAAAGAACAGGAGTCCGAGATGAGCAGCACGGGGGCAATGCTCGGACTCGACCCCAGCAGCCGCCAGCGTCTGATTGGCCTGGCGGGGAAGAAGAAAGCCACTAACCCGTTTCTGACAATCTGAAAATCATCGAATCATGAGCCGGAAATCTTACCCCAACGTAAATGCAGCCAATCAGTATGCCCGTGATGTCGTGCGCGGAAAGATTGTGGCCTGCCAGTTTGTGATTCAGGCCTGCCAGCGCCATCTTGATGACCTGATGGCGGAAAAAAGTAAGTCGTTTCGTTACCGCTTCGACAAGGACCTGGCTGAACGGGCCGCCAAATTTATTCAGCTGTTGCCGCATACCAAGGGTGAGTGGGCATTCAAACGGATGCCCATCACGCTGGAGCCGTGGCAGCTCTTTGTGATCTGCTGTGCGTTTGGCTGGGTCAATAAAGGTACCCGGCTGCGCCGCTTCCGGGAGGTGTATACCGAAATCCCCCGTAAGAACGGCAAATCGGCAATCTCTGCCGGTGTCGCCCTGTATTGTTTTGCCTGTGATAACGAGTTTGGCGCGGAAGTGTATTCCGGTGCCACGACAGAGAAACAGGCGTGGGAAGTCTTTCGCCCGGCGCGACTGATGTGTAAACGCACACCCATGCTGACGGAAGCGTTCGGGATTGAGGTTAACGCCTCAAACATGAACCGTCCGGAGGATGGCGCGCGGTTTGAACCGCTGATCGGTAACCCCGGTGATGGATCATCACCCCACTGTGCGGTGGTGGATGAATATCACGAGCACGCCACCGATGCGCTTTACACCACGATGCTTACCGGGATGGGGGCGCGACGTCAGCCACTGATGTGGGCCATTACTACTGCCGGGTACAACATTGAGGGGCCGTGCTACGACAAGCGGCGGGAAGTTATCGAGATGCTCAACGGGTCGGTACCCAACGATGAACTGTTCGGGATCATCTATACCGTTGATGAAGGTGACGACTGGACCGACCCGCAGGTGCTGGAAAAAGCCAATCCAAATATTGGCGTGTCGGTTTATCGCGAATTTTTGTTAAGTCAGCAGCAGCGTGCGAAAAATAACGCCCGTCTGGCAAACGTCTTTAAAACAAAACACCTCAATATCTGGGTGTCGGCGCGTTCGGCGTATTTCAACCTGGTGAGCTGGCAGAGCTGCGAGGATAAATCACTGACCCTTGAGCAGTTCGAGGGGCAGCCGTGCATTCTGGCCTTTGACCTGGCGCGTAAGCTGGATATGAACAGCATGGCGCGACTTTATACCCGCGAGATTGACGGTAAAACGCATTACTACAGTGTGGCCCCGCGTTTCTGGGTACCGTATGACACGGTGTACAGCGTCGAGAAAAATGAAGATCGACGGACAGCCGAACGCTTTCAGAAATGGGTGGAAATGGGCGTTCTGACCGTTACCGATGGTGCGGAGGTGGATTATCGCTACATCCTCGAGGAGGCCAAAGCGGCGAACAAAATCAGCCCGGTCAGTGAGTCACCCATCGACCCCTTCGGGGCGACCGGATTGTCACATGACCTTGCTGATGAAGACCTGAACCCCATCACTATCATTCAGAACTACACCAACATGTCCGACCCGATGAAAGAGCTGGAAGCGGCAATTGAATCGGGGCGCTTTCATCATGATGGCAATCCCATCATGACCTGGTGTATCGGCAACGTGGTCGGCAAAACCATTCCGGGTAACGATGATGTGGTGAAGCCCGTCAAAGAGCAGGCGGAAAACAAAATCGATGGTGCAGTTGCGCTGATTATGGCGGTTGGCAGAGCCATGCTGTACGAGAAAGAAGACACGCTGTCTGACCACATTGAGTCCTATGGGATCCGCTCGCTTTAACTGAGGTAATTATGATCATGCTGATTCTCGCGCCTCTGGTGGGCGTGCTGGGGGCGCTTTTGCTGGCGTATGGTGCCTGGCTGATTTATCCCCCGGCGGGGTTTGTTGTTGCCGGGGCGTTGTGTCTGTTCTGGTCGTGGCTGGTGGCGCGATATCTCGACCGTACACAGTCGTCTGTCGGCGGAGGTAAATAGTGTTCTTTTCGGGATTATTTCAACGAAAAAGTGACGCACCGGTGACCACGCCAGCAGAGCTGGCGGATGCTATCGGGTTGTCCTACGACACCTATACCGGAAAGCAGATCAGCAGCCAGCGGGCCATGCGACTGACGGCGGTTTTTTCCTGTGTCAGGGTGCTGGCGGAGTCGGTCGGGATGTTGCCCTGCAACCTGTATCACCTGAACGGCAGCCTGAAGCAGAGAGCCACTGGCGAACGTCTGCATAAGCTGATCTCCACGCATCCCAATGGCTATATGACGCCGCAGGAGTTCTGGGAGCTGGTGGTCACCTGTCTGTGCCTGCGGGGAAACTTTTACGCCTACAAAGTGAAAGCATTTGGCGAAGTGGCTGAACTGCTGCCCGTCGATCCCGGCTGTGTGGTACCGAAGCTTAACAGTAGCTGGGAGCCGGTCTATCAGGTCACATTCCCGGATGGCTCCACGGATGTACTGAGCCAGGAGGATATCTGGCATGTGCGCACGCTGACGCTGGACGGACTGGTGGGGCTGAATCCCATCGCCTATGCCCGCGAGGCAATATCGCTGGCGGCAGCGACCGAAGAGCACGGGGCCAGACTGTTCAGCAATGGCGCGGTGACGTCGGGTGTGTTGCGTACAGAGCAGACGCTGTCAGATCAGGCTTATGAGCGCCTGAAGAAAGATTTTGAGGAGCGTCACACCGGGCTTGGCAATGCTCACCGCCCGATGATCCTTGAGATGGGGCTGGACTGGAAGTCGATGGCGCTGAACGCCGAGGACAGCCAGTTCCTGGAAACCCGCAAGTTTCAGCTTGAAGAAATCTGTCGTCTGTTCCGGGTGCCGTTGCACATGGTGCAGAACACCGATCGCGCCACCTTCAACAATATCGAAGAGCTGGGGCTGGGATTTATCAACTATTCACTGGTGCCGTATCTGACCCGCATCGAACAGCGGATCAACACCGGACTGGTACGAAAAAGTAAGCAGGGCGTTTATTACGCCAAATTTAACGCCGGGGCGTTACTGCGCGGGGATATGAAGTCCCGTTTTGAAGCCTACGCCACCGGGATCAACTGGGGAATTTACTCTCCCAATGACTGCCGCGACCTGGAAGATATGAATCCGCGTCCCGGTGGTGATGTCTATCTCACACCGATGAACATGACCACGAAACCCTCCGATGGCAGTAAAGCCGGTAAGCAGAAGGATAACGCCAATGCAGACGAAACAACGTCTTGATGTACCGCTGAGTCTGAAATCTGTCAGTGACTCCGGTGAGTTTGAAGGGTATGGCTCCGTCTTTGGTGTAAAGGACAGCCACGATGATGTGGTGATGTCCGGGGCATTTGCTGCTTCCCTGCGGGCGTGGAGTGACAGAAAAGCGTTACCTGCGCTGCTCTGGCAGCACCGCATGGATGAACCCATCGGTGTTTACACCGAAATGAAGGAAGACGATGTCGGGCTTTACGTCAGGGGGCGGTTGCTCATTGATGATGATCCCCTGGCAAAACGCGCACATGCACACATGAAGGCCGGTTCGTTAACCGGCCTTTCTATTGGGTACGTCCTGAAGGACTGGGAATACGACCGGACGAAAGAAGCCTTTCTGCTGAAAGAAATCGACCTCTGGGAAGTCAGTCTGGTGACGTTTCCGTCTAACGACGAGGCGCGGATCAGCGACGTCAAGAACGCGCTGGCCCGCGGGGAAATCCCCGAACAGAAAAAAATCGAAAGAGTCCTGCGTGATGTCGGACTCTCCCGTACCCAGGCCAAAGCATTCATGGCCGGGGGCTATGGCGCACTGTCCCTGCGCGACGCTGAGGATGTGGGCTCTGCACTGAATGCACTGAAAAATCTGAACTTCTAATCAGGAGAAATACGATGGCGGTAGATATTAAAGATGTCGAACAGGTCGCGCAGGAGCTGCAGCAGAAGTTTGACGACTTCAAAGCAAAGAACGACAAGCGCGTGGATGCGATTGAGCAGGAAAAAGGCAAGCTTGCCGGGCAGGTGGAAACCCTGAACGGGAAACTCAGCGAGCTGGAAAATCTCAAAAGCGATCTTGAAAAAGAGCTGCTTGAGCTGAAACGTCCGGCAGGTGGCGCGCAAAATAAACTGGCCACCGAGCATAAAGAAGCGTTTGTGGGCTTTTTGCGTAAAGGCCGTGAAGATGGTCTGCGCGATCTGGAGCGTAAGGCATTGCAGGTGGGTACCGATGAAGACGGTGGCTACGCCGTGCCGGAAGAACTGGATCGCAACATTCTTAACCTGCTGAAAGATGAAGTGGTGATGCGTCAGGAAGCCACGGTGATCACCGTTGGCGGTTCCGACTACAAAAAACTGGTGAATCTGGGCGGTACGGCTTCCGGATGGGTGGGGGAAACGGATACGCGATCCCAGACTGCCACCTCCAGACTGGAGCTGATTGAACCTCTCATGGGGGAAATCTACGGCAACCCGCAGGCTACCCAGAAAATGCTGGACGATGCCTTCTTCAACGTGGAGGCCTGGATCAACAGCGAGCTGGCAACCGAATTTGCCGAACAGGAAGAAATTGCCTTTACCTCAGGCGATGGCACCAAGAAGCCGAAAGGGTTCCTGGCGTATGAATCCACCGATGAAACCGACAAGGTCCGGGCGTTCGGCAAACTTCAGCATATTGTATCCGGCGAAGCGACCGCGGTGACCGCAGACGCCATTATCAAACTGATTTACACGCTGCGTAAGGCACACCGCACTGGCGCGAAGTTCATGATGAACAACAACAGCCTGTTTGCCATCCGTCTGCTGAAAGACACCGAGGGTAACTATCTGTGGCGTCCGGGGCTGGAACTGGGGCAGCCGTCCTCTCTGGCGGGTTACGGTATCGCTGAAAACGAACAGATGCCGGATATCGCCGCTGATGCGAAAGCCATTGCATTTGGTAACTTCAAACGGGGTTACACCATCGTTGACCGTATCGGCACCCGCATTCTGCGTGACCCGTACACCAATAAACCGTTTGTCGGTTTTTATACCACCAAGCGCACCGGCGGGATGCTGGTCGATTCGCAGGCCATCAAACTGCTGAAGATTGCAGCGGCGTAATCACTCAGGGGCGCGGAACCGCGCCCCCTGTTCTGACGGGTGAAGAATCATGATCCTGAAACAAGATCTGAAATGGTCACCGGACGGTATGCGTGTTGAGGTCATTCTGGCCGGTGAGTATGACGACGGGGCGCTTCCTGCCCGGGTGCAGGAGATTGCACTTCAGGCCGGGTTAGCAGAGCGCGGAATCAGTGCAAAAAGCAGTAAAGCGGCAAAAGAGAAAAAAGCCACGACCAGTAAAGAGGGCTGAGTATGCTTCTGACAATGGAAGAGATTAAAGCCCAACTCCGGCTGGATGAGGATTTCGATACTGATGACCGCCATCTGCAACTGCTGGCATGTGCGGCACAAAAGCGGACGGAAACGTATCTGAACCGGAAGCTCTATGCACCGGATGAAACCATTCCGGACAGCGATCCGGACGGGCTGCACCTGCCGGATGATATTCGTCTGGGGATGCTGATGCTTATCAGCCATTTTTACGAAAACCGCTCGTCGGTTACGGAAGTGGAGAAACTCGACATGCCGCAGAGTTTTGGCTGGCTTGTCGGCCCGTACAGGTACTTTCCGCAATGAAAATTCGTCAGGCGCAGACCAGCGCAACCTACATTCTGCCGGACCCCGGTGAACTGAATAAACGCGTCCTGATCCGCCTGCGGGTGGATATGCCCGCGGATAACTTTGGCGTGGAGCCTCAATACCCGGTTACGTTCCGGACATGGGCGAAGGTTATCCAGACCAGTGCCACCACCTGGCAGGAAACCGCGCAGACCGGGGACGCCATCACCCATTACATCACTATTCGTTACCGCCGGGGGATCACCGCTGATTATGAGGTGGTCTGCGGTGACAGTGTGTACCGGGTGAAACGTCAGCGCGATCTGAACGGGGCGCGGCGCTTTCTGCTGCTGGAGTGTACGGAGCTGGGCGAATGTAGGCAGAGTCACGGAGGCAACAATGACGACTTCCTTTTTGCACGTTGATTTTCAGCAGCCCGCGGAGATGCGCTTTAACCGCGCCCGTGTCCGGCGGGCGTTTGTCACGATTGGTCAGCGTCATATGCGTGATGCCCGTCGGCTGGTGATGCGCCGTGCGCGGTCGGCACCGGGTGAAAACCCCGGTTATCAGACCGGACGCCTGGCTCGTTCGATTGGTTACATGGTACCCAGAGCCAGTAAACATCGCCCTGGTTTTATGGCACGTATAGCCCCTAACCAGCGTAATGGAGAGGGAAACCGCCGTATCACCGGTGATTTTTATCCGGCTTTTTTGTTCTATGGCGTGAGGCGAGGGGCAAAGCGTCGTCGCAGCCATCATCGTGGTGCATCCGGTGGCAGCGGCTGGCGACTGGCTCCACGTAATAACTTCATGGTGGAAACGCTTGAAAAGAACCGCAGCTGGACACGCTATTTTCTGGCGCGGGAATTGCGTAAATCACTGAAGCCGGAGCGACGACACAGATGAAACTGACGCCTGTTATTGCTGCACTGCGTGCCCGTTGTCCGTATTTTGAAAACCGGGTTGCAGGCGCGGCCCAGTTCAAAAATCTGCCGGAGGTCGGAAAGCTGAAACTCCCGGCGGCATATGTTGTACCGGGTGATGATTCTCCGGGAGAAAACAAAAGCCAGACCGACTACTGGCAGGAGCTGAAAGAGGGCTTCTCCGTGGTTGTCATACTGAGTAACGGGCGTGATGAGCGCGGTCAGTTTGCTTCGTATGATGTGGTGGACGATGTCCGGCAGATGCTCTTTAAGGCCCTGCTGGGCTGGAACCCGGAAGCGTGCGGTAACCCGATTAACTATGACGGCGGCACGCTGCTGGATCTGAATCGTCATGAGCTGATTTATCAGTTCGATTTTTCGATCATCAGCGAGCTGACTGAAGACGATACCCGCCAGCAGGATGACCTGAACAGTCTGGATGAACTGCGAACGCTGGCGATTGATGTTGATTATCTCGATCCCGGTAACGGGCCTGACGGCGATATCGAACATCACACCGAAATAACCCTTCCTTCCTGAGAATCTTCATGTTTGTGAAACCTGTTAAAGGGCGGTCAGTGCCTGACCCTGCCCGCGGTGACCTTTTGCCCGCCGAAGGGCGAAATGTTGACGAGAACAACTACTGGCTGCGCCGTGAAGCAGCGGGTGATATCCGGCGCGTGAATAAAAAGGTGAACACCGATGACGATAAGCTTTAACACCATTCCGTCGAATACGCTGGTTCCGCTGTTTTATGCGGAAATGGATAACCAGGCGGCGAATACTGCACAGGACAGCGGAGCATCGCTGCTGATTGGTCATGCCAATAACGGTGCAGAGATTGTTGCCAACAGTCTGGTGCTGATGCCGTCGGCAGACTATGCACGCCAGATTTGTGGTGCGGGAAGTCAGCTGGCGCGTATGGTCGAGGCTTATCGCCAGACCGACCCGTTTGGTGAACTGTATGTAATTGCCGTTCCTGAATCCACGGGCGCGGCGGCAACGGTTACGCTGACGGTGACCGGGGCGGCAACCGAAACCGGCACGGTGAATGTTTATGTGGGACGTACCCGCGTGCAGGCACCGGTGACCAACGGCGATAACGTCACGACGATTGCCAGCAGTATCAAAGATGCCATCAATGCCGTTCCGGCCCTGCCGTTTACGGCCTCATCTTCGGCAGGCGTGGTCACGCTGACCGCGCGTCATAAGGGGCTTTGCGGGAATGAAATTCCTGTCAGCCTCAATTACTACGGCTTTGGTGGGGGCGAAGTGCTGCCAGCGGGCGTACAGATTGCTGTGGCGACGGGGAGCGCCGGAACGGGCGCTCCGGTTCTCACCGGCGCGGTGGCTGCAATGGCGGATGAGCCGTTTGATTATATCGGCCTGCCGTTCAACGACACGGCCTCCGTTAACACGCTGGTGACAGAGATGAACGATACCAGCGGTCGCTGGAGCTATGCGCGTCAGCTGTATGGTCATGTGTATACGGCAAAGATCGGTACGCTGTCAGAACTGGTGAACGCAGGTGACCAGTTTAACCAGCAGCACATTACCCTGGCGGGATACGAAAAAGAGACCCAGACGCCTGCCGACGAGCTGGCGGCAAGCCGTACCGCCCGCGCAGCGGTGTTTATTCGCAACGATCCGGCACGTCCCACGCAGACCGGTGAGCTGGTGGGTATGCTGCCTGCGCCGAAGGGGAAACGGTTCACGATGACCGAACAACAGACCCTGCTGTCTCATGGCGTGGCAACGGCGTATGTCGAAAGCGGGGTGCTGCGCATTCAGCGTGATGTCACCACGTACAGGAAAAACGCTTACGGTGTTGCGGATAACAGCTACCTCGACAGCGAGACGCTGCATACCAGCGCGTATGTGCTGCGCAAACTGAAATCCGTCATTACCAGTAAGTACGGGCGTCACAAGCTTGCCAGCGACGGTACCCGCTTTGGTCCCGGTCAGGCGATTGTCACACCGGCGGTGATCAAAGGGGAACTGCTGGCAACCTACCGTCAGCTTGAGCGTGCGGGGATCGTGGAAAACTACGAACTGTTTAAGCAGTACCTGGTTGTGGAGCGTGATGCCAGCGATCCGAACCGCCTGAACACGCTGTTCCCGCCTGACTATGTTAACCAGTTGCGTGTCTTTGCCGTGGTTAACCAGTTCCGTCTTCAGTATTCAGAGGAGTCTGCATAATGGCCCGTATCGGGGGAACCTGTTATTTCAAAATTGACGGTCAGCAGCTATCGCTGACCGGCGGCATTGAGGTGCCCATGAACAGGACGGTCAATGATGACATCATCGGCCTGGACGGTTCAGTGGACCGCAAGGAAACTCACCGTGCGCCTTATGTCAAAGGGACCTTCAAGGTGCCGAAGAATTTTCCGGTGAGCAAAATCACCTCGTCTGATGAGATGACCATCACTGCCGAGCTGGCGAACGGTCAGGTCTATGTATTGTCGTCCGCCTGGCTGCACGGCGAAGCGAACCATAATGCCGAAGAAGGCACGGTTGATCTTGAGTTCCACGGTGAAGAAGGGGATTACCAGTAATGAAAGAGCTTGAGTTAAAGAAACCGATTATCGCTCATGGTGAGACACTCTCCGTACTGGAGTTTGATGAACCCACCGGGAAGGATGTCCGCGAGCTGGGGTATCCCTACCAGATGAATCAGGATGAGTCAGTCAGACTTCTGGCGCATGTGGTGTCGAAATACATTGTGCGGCTGGCGAAAGTGCCGCAAAGCTCTGTCGACCAGATGTCTCCGGCAGACCTGAATGCAGCGGCGTGGCTTGTGGCTGGTTTTTTCCTCCAGGCCTGACGGCTGAATACCTCACTGATCGCTTCTTTGACTGCGCCAGCTACTGGCGCATTAATCCTTTCGAATTGCTGAATATGCCGATCAGTGAAATTCCCTTGCTGGTCAGTCAGGCAAACAGGATAGAGCAGGAGAAACGCACACATGGCGGAATTTGAGCTTAAGGCGTTGATCACCGGTGTCGACAGGCTTTCTCCCGCGCTGTCGAAAATGCAAAAGAAAATCCGGGGATTTAAACGCCAGGCGGAAGAAGCGTCACAGGGTGGGCTGGCGCTTGGTGGCGGACTGGCAGCGGGTCTGACGCTTTCCCTGAAATCTTATGCCGATCAGGAAAACGCCGCCACCGGGCTGAAAGTCGCCATGATGGATGCGAACGGCGAGGTCGGAAAGAGCTTTCAGGACATCAATAAACTGGCTATTGGCCTGGGTAACCAGCTACCCGGTACAACGGCTGATTTCCAGAACATGATGCAGATGCTGGTGCGTCAGGGGATCCCGGCAGAAAATATTCTTGGCGGTGTGGGTAAAGCGACAGCTTATCTTGCGGTACAACTGAAAAAAACACCGGAAGCGGCTGCTGAGTTTGCTGCAAAGATGCAGGATGCTACCGGAACGGCGTCAGAAGACATGATGGGGCTGTTCGACACTATCCAGAAGGCGTTTTATCTGGGTGTTGACGATACCAACATGTTGTCCTTCTTCACTAAAACCAGCTCTGTTCTGAAGATGGTGAACAAGGACGGTCTTCAGGCTGCACAGAGCCTTGCCCCCATCAGCGTCATGATGGATCAGATGGGGATGAACGGGGAGTCGGCAGGTAACGCCCTGCGAAAAGTTATCCAGTCCGGATTAAGCGTTAAGAAAATCAGGGACGTCAATAAAATCATGGCCCGCCAGAAACTCGGGGTACAGCTCGATTTTACTGACGGCAAAGGAAGTTTTGGCGGTCTTGATAACATGTTCAGGCAACTGGCAAAGCTGCGAAAACTGACCGACGTTAAGCGAACAGGTGTACTTAAGGCAATATTTGGTGATGATGCCGAAACTCTTCAGGTGGTCAATGCACTAATCGATAAAGGAAAGGATGGCTACGATCAGATCCAGCAGAAGATGAATAAACAGGCCAGCCTGAATAAACGTGTTCAGGCACAGCTTGGTACGCTGTCCAACCTGTGGGAGGCAATGACAGGGACCGCAACTAACGGCCTTGAACCGCCCCGGGTTTCCTGGAGAGTGT